TTATGCTGCAGAGAGCGCCTCGGCGTTGACGGCGGCATCGGCGATGCTCGTCAAATCTTCGTCCGTCTGCGACTCTTCCTGCAGCGTCTCATCCAGAAGAGCGGCGGCGTCCTTGAGGTCCAGTACAAGCGCCCATCGTTTCAGCGTGCCGTACCGTGTGATTTCGTAATGCTCTACCGCTTGGGCCGCAGCTAGAAGGCCGGCATCAAGGGCGGGCGTGCCCTTATATTCCTCCATGATCTCATCCCCCTCAGCGAGGATGCCCTCGATGGCGTCGCACGTCTTTCCGCGTGGGGCTTTGCCGATGATCTCAAACACCTGCTGCAGGCGCTCGATCTGGCCTTCAGTCTGATCTTTGTGTTTCTCGAAGGCGGCTTTCAACTCCGGCGACTGCGCGGCGCGAGCCATCTTCGGCAACGACTTCAGGATTTTACGCTCGGCGTAATAGATGTCCCGGAGGGTATCGTGAAAGAGGTTGTCGAGGGTCTTGTCAGCCATTTGGTCCTCCTGGTTGGCGGGAGGAAAAGGGCCTCTTTAGAACCTTGTTCCATATGCTCACGCTGACGGGACCTAAACCCCCGCCTTTTAAGCCGCGATATACCAGAGCGATCGATGCTGATGGCGCTGCTAATCATTGCAGTGGCGGGGCTGATTTAAGCCAGCCTGAGGCAGCATCAATCAGCAAAAAAGCCCGCCCTCCGAAGAGAGCGGGCCTCGATAGCGCCGATGAACCGGTGCTTTCGCTTATGCGGCCTGCAGTTGGCCAGCCGACGTCTTGCCGGAGCGCTGGTCGCGCTCGAGCTCATAAGAAAGCGCTTGGCCCTCGTTCAGACCGCTGAGACCCGCGCGCTCGACCGCCGAAACGTGAACGAACACGTCGCCGCCGCCAGCGTCAGGGGCGATGAAGCCGAAACCCTTGGTAGGGTTGAACCATTTAACAATACCAGTAGCCATTTCCATGACCTCCGAAAAAAAGGTTGCCCCGAGGAAATGTCCTGAGGGCCGTCGGGTCTAAGGAAACGGAAAATCTCGATGCGTCGCAAGGAAATAGGGCGTTACGCAGAGATATCGACGCCCAGAGGGTGAACGAGCGCGTTCGAACATGCAAGCGTCAGCATTGATTATTTTATCGCCTCGTTGAAATTCATGTCTTTTCCGATCATCATCTTGCGGTCCTTGCATTCTGGGCGAGTAACCCCATCTAAGCTTCGAGCCTCGGCTCATTAGGCCCGTCTGAGTCCCAATGTGGCAGACGGGTTTTCTTATGCCCGTCAGCCAGGCCTGGGCGACAGTTCAGGCGGCGGCGGGCAACTCAGCCCCTTCATGCCGTTGTCGGCCGCCCATCGGCATAGCCGCCCGACCGCATCCCAGCCGCGCTCGCCCCAACCCTCAATGGCGATGTCATGGGCTATACCCGCCGCATCGCTGCGCACCGCTTCAGGCGGCATGATCGGCTTGGCCTCAACGGCCAGATCGGCACTCGGCGGGTAGATCAGCGTCACGCGTTCCCTGCTCGCGCAGCCGGTGGCAAGCAAGAGCGACGCGGCCAGCAGTGGGGCGGGCATCAGGGATCGCAGAGACAGCATCGGTTCGTTCCTTTTCCAGTCGATTGTTGATCTTGAGATCGGTCAGCCGCTGATCGGCCGCCCGATCGCTGGCCGCCGCGTCCGTCGCGCGCGCCTGGGCGTTGGCGGCCTGGACGGCGCGGTCTTGTCTGGCGCGCTCACGCCCGCCCGCCGTAGCGGACCACCAGATGAGCACGATCATAAGCAGCAGACAGGTCGCCGCGGCCGCCCAACCGGCGGCGGTCAGGGTGCGGAATGCTTCCCTCATAGCACCAGCTCGAAATGAGGGCTGTCGGTCTCGCCCCGCTCACGCGGCTTGCCGTTGCGGTTCCAGTCTGCGCCCCAGCGGATCGGAACGCCCAGCTCGGCCGACGCCGCGAACATGGCCTTGGCGATGGCGTCGAACTTCGGGAACCGCACGGGCCCTTCCCAGTCCACCGGAAACGGGATCAGATCGACGGCGTGGCCATAGCTGGTCTTGGCATTGACGAAGTGGTTGCTGGTCAGCGTCCACGTTACGACCTGGCCAGGCTTTGTGCGCCCCTGCGCATAAAGCTCGCGCTGGCGCTGGGGCGTCCGAACGCCCTCCAGCACGGAGAAGTCGACGGACGATAGCTCGATGGCGCGCTCGACTACTCGGATGAGATCCGGGTGAACGCCAGTGAGCCGGGCGCGCGACTGCGCACCAAGGCGAAAGGCCATGATGGTCTCCAGTTCAGATTGTAAAAAATCCCCGCTCCCTTTATGTCAGCGAACGCGGATCTCTTGGGAGGGGTAGGTGGAAAAGGCTGTGATCCTGCGAGTACGGCGCGCCGGAGGGCCCGAGCCCCGCGTCTGGTATGAGTACGCGCCTATCGTCCATGGCAGACCCAGACGGAGAGCCGATCACATGATGGCGTCGCCCGAAACAGCCGCCCTCCGCGCTCGAAAGTATGGATTTGAGCCTGCCGATGACGTCCTCGATTATGACATCGAGCGGGGCCGCATCATCACCAAATGATTTGGCTCTGCTTTGGAGGCGAAACATGCCGAGGCGGCGCCACAGAAGAACCGGACGGATCACAGAGGTGGTTTTGATCGCACTATGCGCGGCGATATTCGGTGTGCTCTTGTGGATGGCTGCGGGCTGAATCCTGGCAGGCCACAAGCAACTATAACCGAGAGCGCTGCGTTCAGACTCGCCTGACAGGGGAGTTCAGAATGTTACAAACACCGGTAATCCAGCGCGCCTTCGAGCTGGCGGACAGCGGACGTTTTCGCATTCCCTCAGAAGTGCGGCGGGCGCTGATCGGCGAGGGCTATACCCAGTCGGATGTGTTCGGGATCGAGGGTCGCGCCACGTGGCGCCAACTACGTGAACGATGCGCGCAGGCTGCTGAGAAGAGGTCGTTGGCCCTGGCAGGCCTGACGCCAGCCTAACCCGTCTCGGTCTTCGCCTTGGCGATCTCGACGTCGGCCGACTGCTTTCCTGTCTTCGCCACCTCCCACGCTTTGCCGATATAGAGCGCGCCGACACCTGCGAAGACGCCGCCGATGAAGATGGCGCCGTCGTTCCCGTTCTCGACCCGATAAGCGATGACGATGGTGGCCCAGGACGCGGCGAACGACGTGGCGATGATGGCGAACGGCCGGGCCAGATCGCCGATGAAGCTCTTGATGCGCTCAAGCCGGGTGGCGGGCGGCTGGATAGGGGTGTCGGTCATGCTCCGGCTCCGCTCTTGACGCTAATGCCTGCGATAAAGGCGGCGATGCCGGCCAGCAGCCAGGGCGCCGTCTGACGCAGCCAGTCGACCAGGGCCTTGGCTCCCTTCTGCTGGTCCCGCGTGCCTTCCAGATCATCGATCCGCTTGAAGGCGGCGGACAGGCGATCGTTCAGGGCTTCGATCTGACGTTCGTACTCGCGCGCCTCCAGTTTGATGACCCGCTCGCGCACGTCATCGACCTTGGCGTTCATCCGCTCGACCTGACGGCCAAGCGCTGACACCGCGTCGGTCAGACCGCGCATGGCATGGATTTCGGCCATGCTGACGGCCTCCGGCTTGGTGACCGGAGTGATGATCTCGTCGCCTGCGGACATGCGGGCTCCTACGCGATGGGTTGTGGGAGGAGACGAACCGGGTTCGTCAGGCTTCGGTGCGCGGGCTTTCAGCCCAACCGGCGTCGCTAATGCAGATCGTACCGCAGGAAACTGCCATCCCTTGCGGCGTCGCTGCGGCCAGGCTGACGTGGTTCATCGCCGTCGCGACGCTTCCTGATGCAGTGGTCGCGTCACCGACCGCATCTTCGGGCTGACTGCTGGCCCGTCTCGGATCGATAGTTGTGGATTGGGAGGCTCGGGCAGCGGAGGCTGGCTGCCTGTGCACTGGCGATTGCGGCCGCTGAACGTGCGTAACCAGCATCCGCGCGGGCTTTGTGGCGGAGGCGCGCCAGAGGCCGGGATGGGCAGCCGTCGCCATCAGAACAAGGCCGCATATGAGCATCGCGATTGAAATCATATCCACGTCAGTTCTCCTTTGTGGTGGTTCGTCAGGCTTCCGGCTCGACCGGTCCGCTGGCGGCGGCGAGTTCGGCGTATCGTCTTGCCTTCTCCGCTGATGCCGCCGCTAGGACGCGGCCCTCTTTCGCGACCCGCAAGCTCTCGGCCAGCGGGTTGGGGTAGGGCTGATAGCGCGCGGGAAGCTTCTTCCGCGCCATCACGCGTCCTCCGGCTCGACCGGGGACTCGTGCTCTTCTTCAGGCTCGGGCTCCGGCGCGCACAGCACCTTGGCGTTGACCATGGCGAGCAGGCGCACCTGGGCCAGTTCAGCGGTCAATCCGTCGGGATACAGTCCGTCCGTCTGCCCTTGCTCGATCAGGTCGAGGATTTCGCAGAGCTTCCGCCCCACGGCGTCCTGGTGGACCCGGCGCGCGGCGAGGTGGTTCTCGAGGGTGGTGGTCATCCTTCAGTCTCCGTTGTTGCGTGATTACAGTGAGCGAAGGGCGGTGATATCGACCTGCCCGGCCGCGTTGCTCACATTGACGGTTCCGGGCGAGTCCGAGCGCCAGTCGACGCCGTAAGTTACGGCGCCGCTCTTTGTGGCCGAGCCCAGCAAGGGCTTTACGTCAAACGTGCCGGTGTCCGAGTTGGCAAGGAAGGGCACGGGCGCGCCGATGTTCGCCTTTCCAGAGGCGTCCTGCTCCCAAAGCTGAAGGAGCCCGCCGACCGTGGTGGCGCCAACAGGCGAGATGGTGACGAGAGAAAGCGACACGTTGGCCTGAACGATATTCCCGGCCCTCGCGTTCGTCACGGCGCCGGACGCCAGCAACGTGTATGACGTGCCGGAGGTAGACCTGCTTGAGAAGTTGATGATCTTCCGTCCAGACGAGTCGCCGCCGAGTTCGGCGCTGCCGTAGTAAACCTTCCCGTCCGTCCCGAGCGCGAAGTAGCCGTTGGTCCGGCTCATGGCCGACAGGGCGATGGTATTAGGCCCGAACCACAGCACCAGACCGCTTGACACGCCGAAGCCGGGGCCAATGGTCAGCCGGCGGCCCGATATGTCCACGCTGACCGGAGCGCCGAAGTATGCCTCGCCGTTGATCAACTCCAGCGCGGTGACGATCTGGTCGCCCACTACGTTGCGCAGGAACAGCTTGGTCGCGGCGAAGGCGATCTCGCTTCCCCCCGGCTCAGCCAGCGCCTTGATGTAGGCGGGGTTGCCGCCAGAGGCGAGGATCAGCTCAAAGGCGGCCTGGCCCAACCGGGTGATCGCATCGACAGAGGTCGACAGGGCCAGCGACGCCTGCGCTTCGATAGCGGGCAACACGTCCCTGCCCGACCCCACCGTATAGAGAGCGGGAGCAGTCGCGGTCTCGGACGTCTCGGCCAACATGGGCCGCGCCATCCACATCCAGCTGTCGGCACCTGATTGAGTCGTGCCCTTACGGGCCATCAGCACGGCGGCGACGGCTCCAACCGGGGCCTGTGCCTTGAGCCACAGCCGGGTGTAATCGGCTAGGGTCGAGTTGCCGCCGCCGCCCGCTGTCGTCCAGACAGTCTCCGGCGAAGAGATGTAGCCCCCAGCCGCATTTACCCAGCGGATGAAGAGTTTGACCTGCGACCTGTGGGCCAGAAGATAGGCGCTGGCCTCGTACCATTTGCCCGCCTCGACCGACGCGCGCGACGAATAGACATCAACCTGCGCCGTGGCGTGGGTAACCGTCAGCACCCGCTCGCCCAGGGGATGATACCCGGACGGTCCGCCGTTGATGTTGAGCGGGACGTTGGCCGTCCACCCCGCCGTCGTGGCGAAGTCGGTGTTGCTCAAAAGGTTGCCCGATCGGCTGCTGACCGAGGCGGCGAGGTTGGCGTTGATCTGAGCAGACGCCGCGCTGGCGCTCGCGTTCGCCGCTTGGGTGATCGCCGCCGCTGCCGAGTTGGCCGCGCTGGCGCTCTCGGTCACGTCCTCATGATGGATTTCGTAGACGCGGAGCTTGCCCCCGCCGGGCACCGCGCCTTGCGACTGCACACCCGCGCGGACCCACGCCGTGTTAGCGGATATGCTCGACCCGCCCGACGGCGTCGGATTGCCGTAGGTGAGAGATAGCTCCGTCACCACGCCGGGGGCGACGGACACCCATGCGGATGCCGGGTTGGTTGGCACAGTGGCGTAATCGCCATCTGTGGCGCGAACGGATATGCGGACGTTCTGAGCTGCGGTCGCAACCAGCTCCACGCGAACCCTTGCTCGGTAGACTCGGCCTGTGCTGAACGCCTTCGGCGCGCGGTGATAGATAACTGCGCCATCGGAGGCCGTGCCGACCAGGCCAAATCCGGGGACGTTCTCATATCGCGAGACGGGTAGGCCTGTAGTGGTTTCGGCTGACCCGCTGCCCGTCGTCGTGAAGTTCGACCCGTCCGTGTCCAGGCGCGTCGGGAAGGTCGAGACCTTGCTGATCTGGGCTGTGCTGGCGGCGACGCCTGCGCTGACACTGGCCGCTTGAGCGTCAGCCGCCGAACTCGATGCCTGATTTCGATAAGTCATGGCCTCGCCCGCGCGGGTCGCCGCCGTGGTGGCCGATCCCTCCGCTGCCGTCGCCTTTTCGCCGGCCGTTGTAGCCGATGCTGCGGCGCTGCTGGCCGAGGTGGACGCTGCGGAAGCTGACGATTGTGCCTGACCACGAGCGGTTTCCGCAGCATCCTTGGCGGCCGTAGCCGCGACCTGCGACGACTGCGCCGCCGATGCCGAGTTGCCCGCCTCGGTCGCCTTCGTGTTGGCCGTGGACGCAGACCCAGCAGCCGCCGTCGCAGACCCAGCAGCCGCGTCCCGGCTGTTCGCCGCGTTGGTGGCGCTGCTGCTGGCGCTCGCCGCCGATCCCGCCGCGTCGTCGCGGCTTCCAGCGGCCTGCGTTGCGGCGGTCTGAGCCTGACCTCGCGCTGTCTCAGCCTCTGTCTTCGCCGTCGTAGCCGCAGAGGCCGATTGCCCCGCCAGGGTCTCGCTGGCCGCCGCACTAGACGCCGAGGTGGCGGCGGCTGAGGCCGATCCAGCCGCGTTGACGCTTTCTGTGATGTCGCGGACCGCAAAGGCCGTTATCCGCATTTGAGTGCCGGGCGCATTTGAGGTTCCAGCGGCGTTCAGATTTGGCGTACCCCCCAACGACAGCCACTCGGGACCGGGGCTGATGGTGGTGGCGCCCGCCACCGTGACGCCGCAGGCGATCCGAGCCGTGGCCTCTGCGCTCTCGCCCGGCGCGACAGGAGTCAGCGCCAGCCACGTGTTGGCGTTGAGATTGACGTGGTTCGCGTCGAACCTGGCCACGCCGATGCGGACGCTGGCTGCGGGCGTCCCGGTCGGGACCTCGGCGCGCAGCCTGACCTCGATAACCTTGCCCTGGACCCACCTGACCCGCTGCTTCGGACCTGCCGACGATGCGGCTCCGGTCGGAGCGACATAGCCCCCGCCGATCACGCGGCCTTCGGGCAGGTTGGGACGAGACGCGGGCTCTCCTGCCGAGGCCAGATCGGTCCACAAGTCGGCGCTGATGGCGTCGGGAAGCCCCGCAATAGCCGCGCCCACTGCCCCATCGCGCGCCGCTGTTGCCGAGACCGACGAGGCCTGAGACGCCCCCGCGCTGACGCCCGCTGCATCTGCGAACGACGAGGCCTGATTGCGAGCCGTGACGGCGGCATTGGATGCGGCCTGCGCGTCGTTCTTGGCCGTGGTGGCGATCCCGGCCTGCGTCGTCGCCGTTGCTGCGGCTCCGGTCGCCGTCGTCGCGCTGTTGGCCGCCGAGGTCTGAGCCGTCTCAGCGCCAGCCCGAGCGGTTTCCGCTGCGGCCTTCGCGGTCTGCGCGGCGCTGGCCGAGTTTTCCGCACCTGCCTTGGCGATGAGCGCGTCAGCCTTCGCCTGGATCGCCGCAGCCTCTGACGCAGCCGCAGCCGCAGCCGAAGTCGCGGCGTTGACTGTGGGACCGTATGCGCCCTCCAGCGCTTCAACAGCCTGGCGGTTCTGACCCGCCAGCGTCGCCGTGTCCGTCAGCCTGTCGAGGACGTCCTGTGTCGGCTCGCCCTTCAGGTGGGTGGTGTCGCCTGCGACCAAGTCGGGGGCCACATACGGCCCATAAACGTAGCGTTCCGAGTAGTTCTGGTTCCGCTGATACTGGACCGCAATGTAGTAGGTCGCACCGGGCTGTAGGCCATCGATGGGGATGTTGGTGACGGTCGGGGGGCCTTGGTAGGCCTGCGTCCACGGACCCTCGGCAGTCGGGCCATGCTCCACGATGACTGCCGTGGCCGTGGCGTTCGAAACGATACCGCCGAGGGCAAAGCCGGGAAGCTGGCCGCCTCCCGTTGCCGGAGGACGGGGTGTGATCGTCCAGTCGCCGGGAAGCGGGGGAGAGACGTGAGTCGGATCAACCGGCGTCAAAGCGGGGGGCGCGGGCGGATTGGGCGTCTGACCGAAGGCGTAGGGATACTTGGCATCGGTCTCCGACACGAACGTGACCGTGTGGACGCCGGTGTTCGCGTCGTAGGTAGTTTCCAGGCAAAGGCACTTCAGGCCGTCGAGGACAAATTCCGGCTCGGTGATTGTGAAAGCCGACCCCGGCCCGATCCCTTGCATGTAGGACTTGAGCGGGATGCGGCCGGAGATGCCTTCGCGGGTGTGCGCGATGGCGAGGCACATCAGTTCCGACGCTTGCTTGGCCTTATCGACGTAGCTGTAGGTGACAGGGGCCGTGCGCTGGCGGCCGCCGTCTTCCGTCACCCATTGCGACGAAGAGACCTCCGGCAGGGCGGTCATCTTCCATCCGTCCGCCTCCGACAGATAGGTCGCGACGCCGGTGTTCTTGCGGTCGAGGTAGCTGGCGCTGGTGTCGAGTTCGATGGGGCCTGCCTTATCCGCCGCCGCGATCGTCGCTACGCTGACGCGCGGTGCCGCCCGGTGGATGCACGACGCCTTGCCCGCCCGCTCGATGTAATAGGCCCCGCCCGCTTGCAAGAAGGCGTCCAGCACCTGCGCCTTGTCGTCGTCGGTCGAGGGCCAGGCCGCACACGTCCAGCCGTGCGTGTCCGCGATGTTGGCCGCTTCGGTGAAGGCGGCGACGTCGATATTCTCCCAGCGTGTACCGATGCCCCCGACCTGATAGTCGATCTGCGGCGCACCCTTGCCAGTCGGACCTTCCCAGAGCCCCAGCAGCCACTTCACCGACCACAGGATCGGGTTCGCGCTATAGGCCCAAGTGGACGGGTCATTCAGTCGCTGGGGACCAGAGCCGCCCGGATAGGTGCTGTCGCGGCGCCAGTCATAGACCAGCAGCCCCCGGATGATCTCACGCGGCCTCGGCTGCTGACCCTTATAGGCTGAGCCCTTGCTGTTCTCGACCATCGTGAGAATGGTCGCGGCCTTGGCTGACAGCTTGTGTTGCGGCCCCCAGTTCGGCAGTGAGGCGCCGCCCTCCAGGCCAGAGGGAGAGGCGAGGTATGACGCTTCCGGCTGGAAGCCCCGCTGCGTCCGACGCCAGAGCTTGCCGCTGTAGAAGCTGCTGTTGGCCTTGCCGTCCGCACCGAACGTGACCGGCACGTCGTTCGCGGTGAACCCCTCGAAGGCATCAATCGGCCCGGCGTCAGAGACGACCGTGACCGCGCTGAAGAACATCCGGTCGTTCGGGCCATAGGCCGCCTTGTGGCGCAGGTCGCCACCGACCGCGATCCGGCCCACAGCGAAGTGCATGGGACCGTTCGGATCACCGACCCAGCCCAGCGCGCCGCCTGCGCTCGACACCTTCGGCTGCGCTAGAGAGCCGCCGATGCTGGACACGAGACTGCCGACCGAAAGCAGGGCTCCAGCCGAGACGCTGAAGCTGCCCACGGACAAGACAGCGCTCGTCGCCAGGCTGGCGGCCCCCAGCGCTCCGACGCCAGCGCCCATCGCCAGCGCCATGCCGCCCGTCGCCACGACGGCCCCGACGATAAGGATCGCCGTGCCGACCGCTTTCACAGCCTTCGCCATCAGACCATCCAGACTTTCAGAGGAACAAAGTCGGGCGCGAGCTTGATCGACACACCGACATCGGCGCCGTCCTGGTAGCCGCTGACGTAGCCGTCCCCGAGATAGACCCCGATGCTGCAACCGAAGGCGTCGTCACCCGGCATCGCTACAAGATCGGCGGGACGAACCATCGAAAAGGGGATCGCCAGCAAGCCAGCCGCATCCACGCCCTCGATCAGAGAGGCGAAGCCCAGCTTGCGCATGGCGCGATAGGCGCCCGCCTCCGAGCCCCATTTCACGCCCTTAAGCAGGCCCGTGGACTGCTTGCGCAGGTGCAGGACGTAACGAGCCTGACGGACGCAGTCGTATTGCTTGAAGTCGAGGGGCTTGCCGATGAAGCGCGCAGCACATTGCTGGGCGACCCGCACCCTTTCATCCCAGATATTCATGAGACCTCAGACTTGGTTTTGGATTACGCCGAGGGAGTCGCGCAAACCGCCGCCACCTCCCCCGACCGGCGCTGGACGGCTGGAGCCGATAGCCCCAGAAGGCGCTTCGGTGCGCCAGTAGTCAGCATCGGTCAGGCGCGAGACATTGGCGTGGCCCAACTCGCCCCAGATTTTCCGGTGCATGGCGTCGTTCGCGCGCCAGTCCGTGTTCGGGATCAACTGCAGCTCGGACTCGGTGCCGCACTCGATGACGACCGACCAACTGCTCTCATCGACGCTGAACCGCGCCTTGTCGTACTGGCCCTGGAATTTCAGCAGCGGCTGGCCGATCAGCAGACCCGTCGCCGGATCAATCGAGCCTTCCCACCACTGGACAAGGCCGGTTTGGTTCAAAGGATCGGCCAGCGCTGCGACGGCGACGTCGCTCTCGGCATTGATCATCAGTTCAGAGCGGGTCGTCGTGCCGGAGCCGCCCTCGGTCAGTTGGCCGATGGTGTCCAGCGATCCGATGCCTGGATGCGCCGCGAGGTAGAGTTCGCCCCCGTAGACCGCGAACCCACCGTCAGTCAGCCGCACAACGCCAGAGCGCAATTCCATCCGAACCAGCACGCACGGTACGTAGGCCGGCTGGCGCTGGGCGTTGGAGAGGACCGGATCCATCAGGCGGTCTCCCTCACCTTGAACTGGATCATGACCAGCCGGTCGACACCGACCTCCCAGCTCTTCATGTCGCGCACAAAGCCCTCGATCATAGGGGCGGCCAGCCTCACCACATCGTTGTCCTGGGGCGGGAAGCGCAGCATGGTCCGCAACTGGATTTGCGCCTGACCCGATGCGTTCGCAGTGACGTCCATTGCCGCCCGATAGAGGTAGTGGCGCCCCAGAGTGACGATGTTCAGGAACTGACCCTTGCGGACGACGTAGCCCGGCGTCAGGCCATCGACCGTCAGGAAGATGCCGCCTTGGCCCGCTCCGTTCACACGCGGCATTCCTGGAGAGCCGACGTCAAACCCCGGCTGATAGACCGCCATCAGAACCGTCGCGCCCTCGGCGTTCAAGTCGTCCCACGCCATTGAGGTGACGTAGCTCATGGGCGGCATGGTGAAGGTCAGGGCATAGCGTGAGCCCTTGCGCTGGCGTTCCTGTTCATCACCGCCCAAGGCCGAGACCAAGACGTTCTTGCTGGTCAGCAGTTCGATGCCCATGCCCGAAGGCGCGGGGACAGATGGAAGCGCGAGGACGGCCATGGAGCCTCCTGAGGAAATGGCCGCCGGAGCGAGGCCGTTCGAGTTCTGTTCAGGGTGACGCTGTTGCGTGATCGGGGCAGTCTGCCCCCTCAACCTTCACCGTGGGGCGGCGATGAGTTTTCTTAAGCAGCGCATCAATCGTGCGACGTACTGGCTGGCCATCGCCCTGATCATGGCGTTTGCATTCGTGATCAGCTTCTTCAGTGCAGCAGGCGGCGGCACGTGGGTAGTTGCTGCGATGGTCTACATCATGCGTTTTCATGACCTAGGCCGGACAGGAAAATGGGTCCTGCTTGTTTTCGGAGCTCAGGCTGCCGCAGCGATTGCAGTTTCGCTCTCTGATGAGAGCCTGCACTCGATTGGACTCGGTCTAGTGACGCTGGCTTCTCTCGCATTCACGATCTGGCTGGGCAGCCTCAAGGGACAGCCTCATGCGAACCAGTACGGACAGCCTCCGGGACCGGGCATCAGCTTCACGCCCAACGCCAAGGCGCCGACGTAGGCCGCAAACCTAGCGCCCATCCGGCTCCCTCACCGCCCCCTGCGGTAGGGCGCGATCCGAACGGCCCGCTGCCGCTGGCCCTCACTCGCTTGATACGATGCCACCCCGGCCTGAGCCGACAGGGGCGCGGCGGCCTCGGTCGATAGTTCGATGAAGCTGTCCCGCTCCGGCCTGACGATGACCTCGTGCTGGACGCGCTGGGTCGCCGCTGCACCCGAGAAGCCGGGGATGCTCAGCGACGGCATCGACATGCCGACGAGGCCGCCGAGGGAGTAGCCCTTCAGGTTCTTGTGCATGGCGTCGAGGCGAGCGGCGCCGATGCGCTGCACCGCCTCCTGGCTGAAGACGTACTCGCCCTTGTGAACCAGACCGGCGGGCTCGTGCTTACCGCCATCGCCGGTGTAGCCGCCCTCGGAGAAGCCGAAGAGCGAGCGGCCCCAGCCTAGCGCCTTCTTCAGCCACCCACCGCCGTCCGAACCAGCACCATCCGCTCCCGCTGGGCGGCCTCCCCCGCCGCCACCAAAAAGGGCAGCGGCAAGAGGCTCGACGATGGACTGACGCACCGAGATCGACAGCAGATCAGCCAAGATCTGCTTCGCCACCGCGCCGAACACGTCGCCCAGCGAGCGCGTGTTCATGATAGCGTCGACCAACCCCGAGTTCAGGGCGTCTAGGCCGCGCGTTGCGACGCGCTCATAAGCCTCCTGTACCTCGGCGGCCGTGCGCAGGTTCGCGTCCCGCCACGCCTCCATCGGCCCCATGTTTTGGCGGTTCACGGCGTCGGTTTCGGCGGCTTGGTAGTTCCCCAGCGCATCACGGCGCGCCTGCTTATCCGCGTCGGACAGACCCGGCGTGCGGCTCAGTTCGCGTTCCAGGTCTTCCCTCGCCCGCTCCTGCGCCATGGCCAGCAGGCGAAGCTCGATGTCCCTGCGTTCCTTGGCGGTGCGAGCGGCGCCCGACTGGAGCGACAGCAGGTCTCGCGTCAGGTCCGACAGGGCTCGTTCTTGTGCCAGCCGTTCGTCGGCCAGGTCGCGCGCGAGGATATCCGACGCCACTCGGTCTTCCAGCGCAGCCGTCTGGTCGTTGATCAGCTTGAGCTGGTCGTATTCGGCCTTCGTGATGTCCTTGCGCGCGAGACGGCTCTCAAGCTGCTTCTGCTCGGCCTCGCGCTCCAGCTTCACCTGGGCCTGCTCGATGTCGAAGCGCTCTTGGACGGTGGCCGTCTCGCGGTCGTAGATGCCCAAGGCGCGCTGGCGGGCTCGGAAGATTTCCTGCTCGACCCGCTCGGCGCGGCGGGCTTCGCGTTCGGCTTCCCGTTGAGCGTTGCTGTTGGTCCGTCCCCTCGGTTGGACGGGGGTCAGTTCGGTTCGACCACTGTTAGCAGCACGGTTGCGCCTGCGGCGCTCGCTGACATCAAGCTGAGCAATCAGCTGTCGCGTTACGGAAGGATCATCTTCATCGCCGTTCGGCGCCACCGCATCACGCTGAGCCTTCACCCACGGTAAGTGCTTGACCCAAGGAGCCTCAAACTGCCTGCCGAGCACCGTCGTGAAGTGCGGGTCTTCGATCCCGCGTTCTTCCATCACCTGCTGGCGTGCCTTCGCGTATCCGCTCGTAAACTCGTTGAGCTTCGAAATCGCGCCCGCGAGCATATCGGTGAAGGCCAGAACTTCGTCGGACAGGTTGATGAAGGCCTCGGCCATCTGAATGCCGATGACTTGCGATAGGTCTTCAAGCTTTCCTTGGGCCTCAGCGCCCTTTCGAATGAGTTCCTCATCCATGACGAAGCCGAGTGAAGCCGCCTCATCGCGGAGTCGCGCCACTTCATCGGAGCCCTCCCGCAGCGCCGGGACAAGAGCCCCGAGGCCGAGCTTTTCAGCAATAGCGGCGCGGTCGGAGGCGCTCGACAGATCACCAATGCGATCGACAACCGCGTCCAGAGCCTCTTCAGCGCTCGTGAAACGTCGAAGATCTTCCTGCTGAAACCCCAAAGCCTTAAAAGCGTCGCCCGCCTGCTTCGACAGCCCCGCCTGAGCCTGCTCCCACTTCGACGCGAAAGCCTCTAGCGCCGCTCCGGCTTCAATGGCTGTAGAGCCACTCCTGCGGGCCACGTGCTGCCATTCTTGGAGAGCAGTCGTGCTCATCCCGATCCGGCGCGCCGAATTCGCCAGATCATCTGCCATCTTCAAGCTGGCCTGGCCGAACTTGAGCGCCATCGCTAGGCCAGCGGCGAACACGGCCGTCAAAGCGGTGAACCCAAGAGCGATGCCGCGCGCCATTCCACTGATGGAGTTGCCGACGCTCTTCGCGCTTCGGTTCGCGTCACCCTCGACGCGATCCATGAAGCCCTTCACGTCGCGCTCGGACTGACGGAGGTCATCCGCCAGTTTTTTGCGGGTCGCCCGCAGCTCGAACTCGGCCGAGCCGACGACATTGCCTTCAGCCATGGAGCCTCCAAAGAAAAAGGCCCGCCGGAGCGAGCCTTTGATGTTAATTGAACGGCTGTTATGCAGCCTTGGCTTCTTCATCTTCTCCAGATGAATAGTCATCTATTGCGCTTATGACGGCTCCAAGGGTGTCGACGACGCCTCTATGAGCTAGGTAGTCACTGTACGCTTTTTCGGCGTTCACTAGAAGCTGATCGTAAAAGACCACCCTAGCCCTGTTTGGCACTAAAGATTGCAGAACCCGTTCTTTCCCGCCGGGATTTTTCCATTCTCTAGGCTCAGCGCCGAGTACGAACACGATCTCGACCGCTTCGTGCGGGGTGCCCTGCTGTTGGAGAATGTGCATCATTCCAGAGAGGTATTTTTCTGCCTGATCCAACATCTCAGACCGCGAAACGACCCGATCTGGCCGCTTCAGTTCAATGATGACGTGCTCGCCGGCGGCCTTGCGGTAGCCAATATCGAGTCGACCTTTTTTCTGATCTTCCGGAAGATCCGCTGTAACCTCTTCAAACATTGAGGCGACACGTTTCTCCATAATTTCGGTGCCTTCTGTCCGCTCCCACGACGGATCAAGCAGCCAGAGATGATCGAACAGATATTGTTGGATTGCTTTTTCTAAAGCGTTCTCGTCGACTTTTTCCTGGAGAGTTTTGATTACCTTGATGCGCTGCTGCACAATCTGGCCGTAGAGATTTGCCTCCAGCCCATCCAGCTCCTGGAATATGTCTAGAGCGGTCAGAAGGTTGTCGTCGGAAATGCTGTCGAGGGCGTCGAGGTTTTCGTGAAGGCGGTAAAATTCGAAGCCTAGGACAGCATGTTTGATGAGTTGTTTTTGCTCATCGATTTGGTCCATGTCGATGCGGTTCAGCTTTCCTAGCCATTTGCGCGCCTTGGTTCTCACGGCAGGCTTTAAGTTGTCCATCCACGCCTTCACCGCTGGAATGTCCATTGCCTTTTGGGCACCAGCTTCGGCGCGCATTTCTCCCCACTGGTTCTGAATGTTCTTCAGTTCTTCGCCAATGAAAGCCTTGAGCGTCTGATAGCGTTCGTCGTCTTCGACGAGTTTTTGGCGGCTGCTCGTTGCAGCGTCGTCGTCTCTCGTGGTGCCGTCGCCATCGTAAAGGTCCAAGCCTTCGACTTTAAGCTCCCCGATAAGGTAATTCGCGTAAACGCCGCGTTCGGAGAAGTCACTCAGGATATCTTCCTGAGCCATCTTTCCTCGAATGAAAATTGCGACCCGATTAAGGTTCTCGCCTTCATCGTCCTTGAGTTGACCGGACTCTTTCACAGTTCCCAGCCAACCTGAGAAGCCTAGATCCTGGAGGGCCTGTGGGATTGTTCGGGCAGTTTTATGCTGAACGCTCGACATCAATTCGTCGACTTCAGATTGGTCGCCGTAGGTCCAAAGATATTGGACTTTGTTGTAGTAATCTCGATCTGCGGGAGTGACTTCCTGACCGTCGACTTCGACCCGGAAGCCGTGCTTCGGACCTAAGATAGCAAAGCGTCTAGCAACCCGTTTGCGAAGGGCTTTCGTTGTGGCAGCCGTCTGCTTGTGGCGCAGTTGGGTTAGAGTGATGCGTGTGCCGTGAGTGAAGTCGATGTGGTCGGTGCTGACCGGCTCAGGGCTATAAGTGCCGCTTCCCCCAGCGGCGCCGATTTTTGCTCGAATGTCTGCCAAGCGCATACGGAAGGCGCTCTTTTCGCCATCCTTTGCGGTTTCGACGACAACGGTGCCGGCAATCGAGAAAAGGGAGAGCTTTCCAATCCCCTTCCGCCCCATTGGCTTGCGCTTTTTTTTGGTGAGTCCAGGCTGGACGTCTCGACGTCGATGCCCGACCCGCAAGAAGCGCTCGTTGACTTCCTTGGCGGTCATGCCCGTCCCGTCATCCTGAATGACGATTCGGTCTTCTGTTCGATTCCACTCTACCTTAACGGTCTCAGCGTCGGCATCCCACGCATTAGCAACGATCTCCGACAAAACCGAAGGGACGTTGCTATAAAGGTTGATGCCGAGATGCTCGAGAGCATTCAGGCTGATTGTTAGTTCGAATTGCTCGCCCATGCTGATTGTGCCCCCAAGTGCGACTTGATGGAGCGAGCGATAGCACGTGACAGCGCAACCGGAACAGCGTTCCCTATCAACTTACCCATGACTTTCATTGCAATGGGGCGACCTGGCTCTACGAACTGGTAGCCTTCCGGGAAAGACTGAAGGAGCGCGCCCTCGCGCAAGCTAATTGCGCGATCTTGGGTAGGGTGTCCGAACCGTCCGTTTCCAAACCCGAAGAATTGGGTTGTCATTGTCGGGGCCAACCCATCGGCACGCATTCGCCCATAAACACCAGGGTATGTCTTCCCAGTTTCAGCCCTATGGCAAGCCGCGACTAGTTCCTCATCCCAGTCTCGCCATGTTCCTCCAGGAACGGAGGCTTTCAGACGACGGAGGTTTAAGGTGGAGACACGGCTGCTCCGGTGAAGCGGGTCGTCTGCGTGGGCTTCGCCTGCGGCGATAGGAGGAAGATTTCCGATGACCTCTTCGACGGTTCTGTATCCGCCACGCGCATGACTTGGGGCCTCTAGCGCGATCTTACCAAGCCGTGAGGCGAGCAGAACCAAACGCGAGCGCCTTTGCGGCACGCCATAGTCGGGAGCGAAAACAACACCGCAGGATACGTTGTATTTCGCAGCTTCTAGCCGAGATACAAACGAACGCAGAACCTCGCCATCGCGATATTTTACCAAGCGAGGAACATTCTCCATAGAGACGATCTCGGGCTCTAAATCGCAGATGATATCCGCAAACCGATCAACGAGTTCTTCCCGTTTCTGTTCGCCGCCGCGAGTGTAGGTCGAAAATGGCTGACAAGGTGCGCACCCAACCAGGATCTTCGGCTGCCCCTCCACGAAGTACGGACGCAGTTGATCGGCGGTGAGCGTCCCGACGTCCTCTTTTAAAAAGGTGCTGTCGTTGTTGGTTTCGAACGCATATCGACAAGCGCCATCGACATCGACGCCCGCACCAATCGGAAACCCTTCCAGATGGAAGCCGTGCGCAAGTCCGCCGACGCCGCAGAATAGGTCGACAACCGTGCCTTTGGGGAGGGGAATCGATGCGGAACCGTCAGCCATAATTTCTCCGATAGCATGCTCCTCAGGCTTGTTGACCCCCGTCGCACATTGATGGACGGAAGCCGATAGACCACGCAGGGGCCCTGTGCCACTCAGTAGGCAAAGCTCCCTCATGCCGCCCTCACGACCGGCTGCAACTCCTTCGCCAGCCTAGCCAGCCCCTTCGGCGTCACCCGTACCTGCGTCGTCACCTTTTCGCTGCCGTCCGACCGATGGATCGTGGTCGTCTTATGCTCCAGCAGGCCGCTGGCCAGCTTGTCCTGATAGGCGATGTCTCCCCCGCCCTGTCGGCTGTAGATCCATCGATGGGCGCGCAGGAATTGGAAGGCTGCCTTGGGTTGGACCTGTAGGGTCTTGGCCGCATCCGTGATGCACATCGAGCCGTCAGCCGTCGCGATCCGGTCCAGGGCCTCGGCCTTAGGGGCCAGCTCTGCGACCTGCTCCTCCAGCGCGATCTTGTCGTTCGCATAGTCGGCCAGCAGGAGGCGTAGCGTTGCCGGGTTGTTGAGGTCGGGCATGACCGGCCGACGCGCGGCGCGTTCCAGCTCTTCCCAACGGTCGATGATCTTGGCGCGAAGCTCGACGCTATAGCCGGAGACCAGGATAAGGCTTTCTCGCTTGGGAAGGTTGGCGACCGTCATGGGCCTCCCGCCGGCGCTGGGGACTTTCGCGCAAAACTGCGCGAAAGCCTGTCCAAGCGGCTCAAGCATGTTCCGAATGTCTCGGAGCACATCTTGGTGGCGCTTGCCGGTCCGCTCTGCGATTTCGAGCGACGACATCGTCTCGGGCGCGCCATCCGACGCGACCGGCAGGAGGGCGAGAGGCTCTCGTTTCGTCGGGGCGTTCATCAGTGCGCTCCCACCAGATCATGAACGGGCATCTCCGCTCGCAGGATGTCCGCGTAGCTTTCGCGCTCCATCTCGCAGCCCAGCAGACGGTAGGCCCTGATCTTGGGGTCCATCGGTCCGCCGTCGTGGAACTTCCAGGCGCTGTAGGCCGTGCGGCCCGTCTGCGGTTCGGCGTTGCCGTCGCGGTCGAACTGGACGGCGCCGGTCGTCATAATCAGGCGTTCGCCGCAGAAAAGCTCAGCCTCAAGGCGCGTTCCCGAGGGAACCGGCGCATTGACGCCGTGATGAATGATCCAGTCGCGTGTCAGAAGACGCGCAGGCGTGGTAGAAGGCGCGTAGGCCATGACGTGATCCTTATCCGATCCGTTGCGGTTTAGATCCCTGGGGAAGCGCCAACTTCCCTTGGGATCGCTAATGTAGCTACATTAGCTATTGCCCGCCGTCAAGCGTGTAGCTACACGTAGCACATGGCGGATGAAAACAAGTCACACACGTTCCAAATGCGCGTTACGACCGAATGGCTCGCCATCATTGACGAGTGGCGACGCCAGCAACCCGATCTACCTTCGCGGGCGGAGGCTATCAGGCGGTTAGTGGAAGCGGGCTTGAGGTCTAAAGCGGAGGTTTAGGCCCTTCTCGCACTTCATACGAAACGCTCAGATTAAAGAGCGAACCGACTTCTAGATAGCTTAAGCGTATTACCTTTTCTGGCATGCGCCACTCACAGCTTTTCCCGAAGTTCCCCCGCTCACAGACAAATGGCTCCCCATAGGCCTCGCGCAGATCATCCACGACAGGCTCATAAATCACCGTGTAAATGACGGGATCCACTGTCGCGTCCGGCTTAAGAACTACTAGCCCGAGCCCATTGCTTCCAAAATAGAGCTCTGCGTTCCAGGGCTTATTGCCGACAGCTAAGCCACTCACTGTGGCGCCAAGTCGCCTGCCATCTATGGCTTCACCTATCATCGGTTTAGCGTCAGGGACGGCCGCCACAACCTCGTCGACCGACATTCTTGCATGAGCCCCGCGCCATAGCTCCTGCGCTTTCGCCTCACCGGCGCAGGCCGCAAGCGCCAACCCCGCCGCCAGCACCACCAATCGCTTCATGTCTCGCCCTCCGCTTTCCCTAGAGGCTAAGGTGGGTAGAAGAGCTCAACGATTGGATAAGATTGAGTAGCGAACCCTATACCACCAGAAGGAAACGGCTCCGAATACAGCACCGCCTGCCGTGAAGCCCACGAGGGTCAGAAAACCTGAGCCAGGGAGAAGAAACAGGCTCGTGCATGCGCCTAGGAGCGCGCCTTGGCCCGCTGCCAAGCCGGTCATAGCTTTGCGCGAAACAAGTCCGTTCAAGATGATCTCGAACACGAGGATCATGCCAAGGCAGAAGAGGGCTCCAGCACCGAAGAGTGGATAGACCCTTTCGCCTACCGCCATGCCACCTAGACCTGCAAAGGTCACGGCCAGCACGGCAAGGACAACAACGGTTGGGCCAATGAAGCGGGGGATGGGCTGGGTCATGCCGGTGCGAGGCTATTCCCCGCCACCCTCGACCTGCAACCCCCAGTCCTCGGCCATGCGATGGAACTTGGCGAGCGCTTCGGCTTCGGCCAGCGCGGGATCGGCGGGCTTGAGCATGGTATCGATGTAGTGCTGAGGCGACTGCAGCCGCTCTTCGCGAGCGAATCGCTCTGCCCACCAACCGGTGAACAGGTACGCCTCCATTGCAGCGTCGAGGCGCTGGGAAAGCCGATAGGGGGTCAGACCCCAGAACTCGGCCTCCTTCAGTCCCGACCTTAGCGCTGCCCGAAGATGCGCCCCCACCACGTCTTGCGGGGGCTCGGCCGAGGGTTTTCGGAGCCGTCCGAGGCTGGCCTCCCGCTCGGACCGTACTGCGCCAGCTCCCAGGCCTTCCAGCAAGCCTTAAGGCACTCTGCCATAGGATACTCGGCCATGGGCGCGGCCATCACGTCTGCGGCCTGGACTTGGCCGGCGCTCATGATCTCGAGAGCCTCGGCCATAGCCAGAGACGCCCCCGGCTTGCCCTTCTGCATGGCCTTGAACTGTTCCAGCAACCAGTCATGGCCTCTGGCGTCGAGGGCGGCGTAGGTCAGTTGCAGCGGAACCGCCCGCCCATCCGGCAAGGACAGACGGACGATCCCGAGACGTTCGTCGGCCGGCTGCATCAGGCGCCCTGATTGTCACGAACCGGAGCGGCCATAGGCTCCAGGGTGCCGGAATACGTCACTTTGCCGTCTACCGGGGCCGACAGGGTCAGGTTGGGCACGGCGTTGAAGCTGATCTGCTTGGCCTGAGCGCCCGAGCCGAAGGTGATGCGATACGGCTCGGGCGTGTTGGACGCCATCGCGGCGAACATCGCTTCCTGTTGGACGTCGCCTTGCTCGTAGTGCATCGAGAAGGTGTACGGCGACGGCTCGCGCGGGCCAGAGATGTACTCGCGCGTGCCGGGCGGCGTGTCAAAATCGGTGCTGTCGATCTTGTTGGGCGTGAACCCGCCGCCGTCGACGCCGAACACGCCCCGGACCACATCGTACGTCGGGGTTTCGCCGGTGCCCCGTAGCAGTTTCATGAAACCTTGGGCCAAAACAGCCATGTCGCTCTCCTATGATGCAGGCATGGAAAAGGCCGCGCACAGCCTGCCCTGGGCGCGTTGGGGATGACCGGCTGGGCCGGGGTTCAGGTGTTGACGAGATCCAGTCGGATCGTGACGCGGCGGCCCGTGTAGGCCTCGTCCGTCGTCGGAGATTGGACCGGGCCGGTGACGCGGGCCACGTCGCAGCGGCCGCCTGAGACGACGAGCTCGCTGGGGCGGTTGTGGAAGAGGTCGCGGACCTGACGCATCAGTGAGTCGAGTCCAGCCGCTGATCCGGTCCTGCGCTGATAGCCCCGAACGTCCTGGACGATCAGGCGGCCGGTCTCGGTGAAGGTCTCCAGCGCTTCGTCACGGCTCGGCACGGCGATAATCAGGAACGGCTCGGTAGGCTTCGGCTCTTGGTCGAGGAAGTCGTCAGGCGCCGTCTCGTTGAAGATGGCCGGCTGACCGTTCCAGGTCGCTAGCGAGGGGGCGACGAAAGCCAAACGGGCGAAGATCGTGGCGGTCGAGTTCAATCCTTCGCTCCCTCGATGAAGGCCTTGATCAGTTCCGCCCCGCTTTCATTCGCCGGGACATCCATGAACGGGCGAGCCTCGATACGCTCTGTGCCGCCATGAAGGGCGAGGGCGTATTTGGCGGCGGCAGTGACGGTGGCCACCTTGTCGCCCCCATCGTCTCGGATTTCGGGATCGGCGTTCGTGTTTGCGATGAGGTTGCCCAAGTCACGTGCCGGAGGTGAGCCCGGCTCAGAGGCTTGGTGCTTTCCGTACATCCGGCCGGTGCCGGGACGGCTCAACACGTCTTCCTTCAAAATGCGTTCGTACTCCCCGGCGGCTGCCCGAAGCCCGCCCTCAGCGGCCTTTTCCGTGAGGCGATCCCAGGCCCCGACATCCAGCGTAAACTTGACCATCAGCGGGCCTGCAGCTTGTAGAGGGCGCTGGCAAGGTCGCCGGTCTTGGCGATGACGTCGAAGGTTCGCATGGCCCCGCCGCTGGAAGGGTCCGGCGCGGTGATCTTGTGCCCCTTGGCCGGGATTACGCCTGTCGGAAGGCTTCCGCCGAGAACCAGCACCTGCCGATCCGTCGCGGGGATGCCCAGGCTGATGCGGCGATAGTCGCTGTAGTCGGTGACCAATGCCTTGCAGGGATGCGCCACCGGAGCGCCCGGTATCCACCCGCCCTGACCATCGGAGGTCGCCTCCCCTGGCACCGTCAGGATGCCGTCTTCGAAATCCTCCGCGAAGTCCTCATAGGCGGCCTCGGCTTCACCAGTGATGATGCTCATGCCGCCCTCCGCACGGAAATGCTCTCGTCGCAGCGGCAGGCCACGATCTCGTCGGCTCCGGCCCCGAGGGATGAGTCGCCCGGATACATCATGAGGGCACCGCTGGGGCTCTGGAATGGCGCCGTCAGGCCGCGCACCTTCTGACCGCCCAGGGCGTCGTGCGTGTCCCTGACGCGGCGGTCCCCGGCGTTGTGCCAGGCTCGTTCGATCTCGGTTTCGGCGATGCGGCCGCTGTCGACCAGTTGCTGATAGGCTTCCTTCTTGGCCGCCCGGATGGCCGGAATGCCTTCGGTTCGCGCGATGATCTCGCCGCGCAGTTGAAGCAGCCGGCGCTCATAGGCGGTGATCGCCTTGGCTGCGATCTCGGGATCGACGGCCCGGCCTTCGCGGATCGCCTTAGTGATGGAGCGGTCGAAGCGACGATCCCGGCGCCCGCGGCTCAGGTAGTTCTTCAACAGCTTCGGATCGGCCGACGCCAACTCAGCGCGAGCCGTGGCGACATAGGCCCGCTGCGGCGCGGAGAGCCCCATGAGGCCGCCTTCCCGCTTTCCGGTCACGCGGCTGATGCGGCCCACCAGATCGAGCCCCACCGCCCGAGGATGGGCGCCGCGCGCCATGCCATCGGCGATGAACTGCCGGGCCTGTTCGCGTTCGGTCTCCAGCAGCCCGGTGATCAAGCGCCCAGCCGACGCGCGGATGATGGCGGCGGCGCGTTGGTTGCCGGGGTCGAAGCGGAACCCGACGGCGACGCTGGCGGGCATCGATGACACGGCCCCCTGCCCCCCGGCGATGAAGGCCTCGTTGATCTTGGCCTCTAGGGCGTGGTAGGCGGCGCGGTCGAGGTGCAGCGCGTCCATGGCGCCGTTCAGGTCGCCCTGATCAATCGCGGCCACGAGCCGTTGAAACTCGACGCCCGTCTTCAGATCAGCGACGACGACCATGAAGGCCTCAGCGACCTCCGGGCCGAACTTCGCCGCCAGCTCCGCGAAGAGCTGTCGCTGCGTCGGGCGTTTGGCCATGGGGTGTTAGGGCTTGAGGGCTCTGGCGTGGCGCGCGGCCTCCGCCATGAGGTCGAGGTAAGATTCTGCTTGGGCCATCGCGACCTCGCGGATTTTCTGCTGCTGCTCGAGCGGGGCGTCGACGAGGATCGCCTTCTGCAGCGCGTCAGCCGACGAGATAATGTCCTGAAGCGTTTCCGTGGCCATCGCTAACGGCATCTTGTGCGCGTTCAGGCGCGGATCATCTGCGTCGATGCGGCGGGTCACGATCTGGACAGTCGCACAGGTCATGTCAGACGACAAACTCATGATCTGAGCGCCCTCCCGAACAGGGCTGGGCTCTTGGCGCTGATGTACCCGCCAAGCAGCCCCTCGATGGTCGAGAACACCGGCAGCATCGCTTCCGGCGACTTCACATCGGCGTAGGTCCTCGAGATCACATCGATGGTTTTCGAGATCAGCCGCTCTGCCGGGACGTAATCCGGCTTCAAGCTTCCAGGCTTCGCCAACTCGCGGATCGCAGCCTCGCAGATCGCGTATTTGACCGGCTCAGGCACTTCTTCAGGCGCAAACTCAACCAGCCACCGGCCGTTGAACTCGCCCGCCGCCCAATCGGTCGCGCGGCGCAATGCAGAGGCTTTTTCGGTCTCCGGCTGGCTAGGAGCGGAGATCCACGACGTCCGGCCGCGCGACAGCGCATAGGCGTCTGCTTCCTGGACCGTCACAGAGTCGACAGAGAGTGACAGGGCCACGATCAGCTATCCTTGTCCGCAGCCGCGTCGATTTCCTTGCGAAGACGGACGACGCCCCAGCGACGATCGAACGATACGCCCTTGGCTTCCGCCTCAGCCTGGAGCGCCGCCAGTTCTGCGCCCCGCTCAGCAGTTGGAAGCGACCCGCCGGGCAAGCCATCACCGTCCCCGTCCAAATTGGCGAGGCTGGGGCTGACGCCGGGCTTCGCAGGCTCGACCGATGCCGACACTTCAACGCGGACCTCAAGGCCCAAGGCCTCGTATGCCGCGACGACCTCGGGCCAATCGCCCAGCACAGTCACCCGCTCGAGCTCAGGCGTCACCAGCGGGCGGCCGAAATACTTCGGGTTCCGATACGCGACGCCCGGCGTGAAATGGCTGCGCTGGGTGGAATAGACGACTTCCGTCATGGTTTCCTCCTCAGGAAGAGGACGGGGCGGCCCGAAGACCGCCCCTCCCGATCAACCACCACCCTCAGGCGGCGTGACGGCTTCGGCGACGTCGATCATGACGCCAGCCGTGGCCTTGTCGCTGCTGGCGTGCTTGGTCCAGTTCGCGGCAGCGCCAAGCTGGGTGAGGTTCGGGTTCGCCGGCGCAGCGGGCGTGCCGTCCACGTTCCACGAATAGCCCAGCAGCTCGACGTTGAACGTCCCTTCGCCGCGATAGCCGAGCGCCAGGTTCTCCTGCGAGTTGATGTCGTAGGAGCGGAAGCCCGGCGCCTGGCTCTCCACGATCTGCGCGGCGCCCGGCTGAAGCCCGAAGATCGTGTCTTCCGGGATTTGGTCGGACACCAGAACAGGCTTGCCCATTGTCCCCGGCGTCCCGCCGTAGATGACCAGACCGGCCTCTTCGTAAATCTTCTCATCGATCGCGTCATCGACCAGATCGAAGTAAACGTTGGAGTCCATGCCGAACATGGCGATGCGGCCGAAGCGGTCGCCGAACTTGCGCATGCCCTTCGTCAGAACCTTCTTGTGGTCCGTGGCGAAGGAGCCGGTGGCGACCATGCCGGTGTTGCCGCCGATGGCTGCACTCAGCGAACTGAACGCCGCCGAGATCATGTACTCCAGCGTGGCGTCCGCCATGTGCTGACCCAGGAGCTGATAGAACTCCTCCGGGTTCCGGGCGCGGCGCTTGAACGCCTCTTCCGTGGTTTGATAGGGGCCGTATTTCCACGGGGTCTTCACCCCGATCATCTCACCGGCGCCCAGCTTCTTGCCCTCGACGGCCGAGGTCGAGGTGACGTTGCGGTGCTCGACCTGGCCGGGGACGGTGTAGAAAGCGTCCTTGGTGAAGTCGCCTTCGATCGCTTCCGAGCGCAGGACAAGCGCGCCCTGCGAGTTAGCGTTGAAGACAGCCAGAACGTCCTGGATGCGCTCCAGGTAAGCGGTCTGGGCGAGCCGGTCGTAGATGACCATATCGCTGTTGACGGTCGTTTGATCTGCCATTTGGGAGACTCCTATTTCGGCAGTTTCAGGAACGCCTGCTGACCGTGCTCGCGCTGGTATTCAGCCTTTTGAGCCGCAGTCATCAGGCTGCGCTTCAGCGTGGAGGCTCCGCCGCCGCCGCTGTTCGGCTGCTTCCCGCTGCCGGAATGACCCGTGCCGTCGAAGGCCCGGGCAAAGGTGTCGGACTGGCGCATCTCAGCCACCAGGTCCTGGATGGTCATGTGGTCGCCCTTGCCATTGGCGATGCGGCCGTTTCCGTCCCGGTCGATAACTTCGACCGAGAACTTGCCGTCCGTCTCCTTGACCCGCGTCTGCGCTTTCACGTGCGGCAGAAGCAGGTCGATGGAGCCTTTGGCCTCGGCAATGGCGGAGGTCGCCGCAGCGTCGATCAGGAGGCCTTCGACGGTCTTGGTGAGTTGACCGATCCTCTCGTCGCGCGCCTGCACCTCGCCGCCGTGCTTTTCCAGAAGCTGGGCCTTGGCGGCCTCGAACTTCGTGTTCGCCAGCTTGTCGGCCTCCTTGGCCGGGTCGAGGTTGCCCAACTCCTCCAGCTTGGCGAGCGCCTCGCGGGCCTTGTCGGGATCGATGTCCTTGAACTTCACGACGCTCTTTTCCAGCGCCTCGCGGGTCGTGCGCTCCTTACCAAGCGCTGACTTGAGCCCGGAGACATCCTCCAAAGCCAGGCCGCCAACAGCCTCGACGCCGAGGACGAACTTGCCCTCATTGGCGCCCTCGCCGGGCTGATAGTGCTCCCGCAGAACGTCGGGCAGAGAGTCGATGGTGTCGATGATGGCCTTGAGCGCCATGGTAGATCCTTCCCGGATTGGAGTGTGCGCTTCCCGCGCGAGGGTCAGCGCTCGGGATCGCCCCGGCGCCAGTTCAGGTTTGAGTGGACTTCAGCAGCCGCTCAGAGGGCGTCTCGGATGTCGGTCTCGTCATCGTCACCCGGCATTTCTTGCAGGAGGCGCTCACGCTCCCGCGCAGGCTCGAACTCCTGGCTAAGAACCCCGCGCTCGCGCATCTCGGACCAGTAGGTTTCCTGCGATAGGTCGCCGTCGTCGCGCATCGTCCGAAGCAGCTCCGGGGCCCGGTCAGAGCCCAACTCGACGGCGATCCGCGTGTTCACGAAGACGGTCGGCTCGACGGTCTCGTTCAGCCACATCGCTGTAAACTTGAAGGCCTGCTCGAGAGCATCCTTCAGAAGCCAGGCCCAGGCCTGAACGGCGCTGGACACCTTCTGAGACTGGAGCGCCGCCGCGATTTGGGTGATGCCCGACGTGCCGGCCGTCATTGGCACGCGACCCAACTCGCGCATCTGCAGTTCGGTCTTATCGACCTCGTCAGACAGGAACTTCAGGGACGTGGTAGCAGGCTCGATGAACCGCCACTCGCCGTTCTGCCCCTGATCGTTCGGCGGCGCGTAGAGCACAGCCGAGGGACCGATGGGCACCGTGACCGGAGCGCCATTGGCGTCCAGAGGCGGCTTAATGCCGTTGCCAGCGAGCATCGGAAAGGCCGTCTGTTCTTTCGCGCTCTTGAGGTTCGTCTCCTGCTGGTAGTGCTCGAGCTGGAGTTCAGCGACATCCTTCATCGGTGGCAGGACCCGCCATGAACTGCCCTCGCGGCGGCCTGTCATGAACGGTACAAGCGGAATGACGCCTATCGACAGGCGCCCCTCCTCACGCAGGGCCCAGACTTCCGCCTCTTGCTCCCAGACCTCGAAGCGGGCCGGCCCATAGGACACGACATCCCCCGCACCATCGACCAGCGGATCGCGGATCAGGACCCGGACGCGCGGTATCAGCTCCTCATCGACCCCATTGTCGGCCCGCTTGGTGTAGCTCTCGCGGATGCGGGCGTAGATGAACTGCTCTTTGCCATCGACCGCCGCCGAATAGACCGCGAGCATGTCGGTGGCGCCAATCCGCACCCAGAACGGCCGCACGCCCAACCGTCGCTCATCGGCCAGGGTCGCGCCCTCTGGGGTCTTGGTGTGGTCCACCAGAATCCAGTCGATGGCTTCGTTCACGCCCGCGAAGAACACCGCCGTGGCGAAAGCGTGCAGATGGCTGCCGGCGCCATCGATGTCCTCGGCGACCCTGGCGAAATCCTCAGGAACCGACTGGTCCGCCAGCCTGACTTCCTTGGTGAATGGCTTGGAGGCCAGCCCCTCGACAATGTCACGGTAGATGTTCGTGAACTTGGCGTTCTCGCGCCGGTGTTTGTAATTCTCGTCAGTTTCGTTCGGGAACTGCGGCAGGAAAGCCTTCACCTTCCGCACCGCCGCCCCGCCTTGGAGGATGGTATTCACCATCGACCAGTAGGGGGCCATCGCCTTGTAGTCGCTGGAGGTGGCCAGCATGTCGGTATGCTCAGCCATCAGCGCGACTGCCTGCCGGACGTGCCGAACAGAGCCGTTGGCGCCTCACAGCCCAGCGCCAGTTCATTGATCGCATCGGCAAAGGCGTCGACCTGGTCGTCATGGGCGCCGGCCGGGAAGGTGCAGAGCTCATCCATGAAGGCCTCATTCCAATGGCCGCGCAGGAGGCGGACGTTTCCGGCTTCGGCCTGGGCTGCGGCGGGAGTGGCGCGGGTGGTCTTGTCGCCAGTCGGTGCGATGGCCTTCACGGGATAGCCCGCCAGCAGCTTGATCAGGGTCTGGGCGTAGGCCTTGCCGGCCGCCCCCGGGTCCTGGGGAATACGGAGCGTGACGCCAGTTCCGTCTTGGGTGGCGGTGGCGAGGATCATGCGCTCGACCTCGGCCGGCCCTTCCTGACCGAGGGCAACATCCACGACGTAGAACGTGCCGTCCCGCGCCCGCCCGACTTTCACGCCCGCCGTTGGATCTCCACCGCCTCTCGTCGCCCCGATGTCCCAGGCCCGGCACCACGACACGATGTCATTCGGCAAGGCGTCGACGATGGGCAGCCAGCCCCGCTTGAACAGGCCGCCGTCGCGCGGTGCCGGTCGCTGCTGGTACTGGCCGGCGTAGGCATAGGAACCGAGGCCCTTCTTCAGGTCGTCCACCACCTTGCGGGGGAAGCGGACCGGGTCGAGGAGCTCCCCATCCTCGGTGCGCGGGTCCGTGAAGCCGATTGAGGTGACGCACCGGCGTTGCGGCTCGAACTCCATCGGCAGCATCAGGATGGTGAAGCCGAGCCCTAGCTTTTCAATGGCGCCGATGACGTCCTTTTGGTGCAGGCGCTGCATCACGACCACGATTGCGTCGCGGTCCTGATCGTTCAGGCGGTTGAGCGATCCCTCGCGGAATTGGCGGACCGTGGCGTTCCGCTCGGCGTCGCTCTCGGCCGTCTTAGTCGAGTGGGGGTCATCGATAATCAGCCGATTGCCGCGCTTCGACGTCAGCGAGCCGAACGCAGTGCCTTCTCGGGTGCCGGTGTCTTGGTTGGCGAAGCTCATCTCGCCGGTGCGGACGAGAACGACCTCAGGCCATAGCGACTTGTACCATTCCGACAGGGTCAGATCGCGGTGCTTGCGGGTGTCGCGCTTGACGCTGTCTTCGGCGAACGAGGTAGTGAGGTAGCGAAGCGACCGGCGCCCCTTCGGTCCCCATTCCCACGCGGGCCAGAGCACCGAGACAATCATCGACTTGGACGAGCCTGGAGGAACGGCAATGCCGAGCCGATTGATCCGGCCGTCAGTGACCGCCTCCAGGTGCTGGCAGATCGCATCGAGGTGCCAGTTCCAGACCAGCTTGGTGTCTGGCTCCAAGACTGGCCACGCCTCGCGCACAAATCCGGCCAGGGTTTCGCAGCGCTCCCGGATGGCGAAGAAGTCCCGCTCTAGCCGGCGACGCTCCGCCTCCTTGGCCTCCTCGGCCTCCCGCTGACGGACCAGTTCGGCCCGACGCTCCAGAAGGGCGAGGGCTTCAATCTTCTGCGGAAGGGGGAGCCGGCTCAGAACCTCCGGCGAGAACGGCGAGGCGAGCGTCAATCTCTGCCTCCGTCATATTCGCAAACTGGACCGGGCCGCCATCGGCGCCGGTGTGTTTCAGGGTCGTGGCGTCGCCATAGACTTTCGGCTTCCGCTTACCGGCCGACCACTTCAGGCCGTCGATGGCTGCGCGGGCTGCTGCGGGCTCGATGCGCCCCTCAGCGGCTTCGCGGGCGTAATGGCCGATATCGTCCGCATCGGCGTCAGCCGAAGCTTCGCGGGCGCGGGCGTATTGGTCGCGGAACTCTGCGTTGTCGGGGTCGGACAGCCACCGAAACACGGTCGACCGGTCCGGGTAATCTTCTTCCTTGCAGATCGCCCTCAAGCTCTGACCGTCAGCGATCTTGAGGCAAATGCTCTCGGCCAAGGCGGCGTTGAACGACGAGGGGCGCGCCATCAGACCTCCGGTGCATTCTCAGTTTCTGACCGTGCGTTGAGACTGGCCGTGTCAACCAGCAAAGGAGACGTCATGAGGACCATCCAGCCCCAGGGCACCCGCTTCGCAGTGATCTACCGCCACGCGGTGGAAGACACCTTCAACACGAGAGCCGAGGCCGAGGCCTACATCCGCAAGGGGGTGTTCCCGTCAGTCTTTGATCGGCGAGGGCCTTCGCCCTTCCTTCGAAGAGGGCCGTCACCGTTTCGTCGGCGCCCTTGATGGTCCAACCGGCGGCGCGATCCTCGGGCGCTATTCGGGAGGGCGTCCGCGTCCTTGATCCTGCCCGGCGCGGCGCTCGAAGTTTTCGTTGAGGCGCCTCAGTTCGCCGATGATCTCGCGGTAGCGCATTTGCTCTGTCGTCTCAGGCGCCTTTCGGATCAATCCGACCAGGCCGCCGATCACCATCACTGCGAAAAACCCAAGGATGGGCAGTTGCCGCAGAACCATAGCTCAACCTCAATCCTGCCATAGATCTAGCCCTGCGGCCTCACGCCAGGATCAACGTTCCGAGGGTCATGGAGCATGCGCTCCGCCTTCAGCATTTTGTTGTTCTGGACCAGCAACCAGATGCCGAGACCAACAAAAATCAGGCCCAGCCCCACAATGACAAACGGGGTTCCAAGGGCGATGAAGACCACACCTACCACAACGTTTGCGGCAGACGCACAGCTAGCGGACACGTTACGAGTGTAGTTCGTCAGGGCATAGACGTTGAAGATTCCGCCCTTGCCAAATTCGCCGCACACGGCCACCCGGTCCCCGCTCGCGACTATGACCGCCTGGCGTGTGCGCATCACCGCACTGACTCCCGCTATGCTGAAGGTCACCTCATTGGTGCTGGAAGTGTGCTCGCCTCCAGAGACCAAAACGCCGCGATGCAAGACCTCTGAAACGCCGCTGATTATACGCACCTGAAGTCCCCACTTTTGACGAGGCCCTAGCTGCTTCAACGACGTTAAGACGCGGTAAATTCGCCACAATGCGGCCTGAGTTCAAAGCTCCTCGTTCCACATCGATCCAGCCGTACGCCGCAGCTCAGAACGTGGTCGGAGGGCGCAAAAAAGGCCCCGGACACAGTGCCTGGGGCCTCTCGGCGCATTGCTGCACCATGGGTTGTGTCTGCGATTACCTGTCCTGCGTCAAGCCCGCACAATCACAGCTGCGCCGCGATCCACCAAACATCGTTTGACAAGACGTTCGCCGTCCCGCTTAACAATGCCGTTCTTTAGGAGGAATGCCTTGGCTTTAGACATCCAGAAATGGACCGTTATTGCGTCCAACCTTTCCGATTATTCTGTGAAAGCGATTCATGATGGACTGACAAACGTCGCCACCAACGATCGTGCTGAATTCGATGCACATTCGGATTTCCGAGAGCAGACCGATATCTTTGAGGCTGAGCTGAACAAAAGATCGCTGTCTTTTGTAGCGATCCCCTAGTCCAATCCGTACGCGATAGAGGCTGAATCCAATCCCAAGATCAACGCGGCCGAGAGCCTCGTTCGCGTTGATCCGTTAGCGCTGAGCGTCAGCAGGTTCGCCCCCTTCCCCGCCACCTCTCGCAGCGCCCAGACCGCCCGGCCGAGCCGCTCGACATCGCTCTTGCCCAGCGCGCCGCGGAAGGTGCGGTCTTCCTCCTGGATCATCGCCTCGAGATCGCGCACGAACTCCTCCCGCTCCCGGCGCTTCTGGGCGAAGCCTTCGCCGCCGCGGACGATGTTGCGCAGGGCCGGGTCCAGCGTCGGAGGGGTCAGGCCCTTCTCCGGGTCCAGCAGCTCATAGTCCGCCCGATAGCGCAGACCAGCGGCGTGTTGGGTGCGGGTGATCGAACCGGCCGTCAGCAGGGTTTCCAGCCCGTCCCGCGACGCTCGCGGCGCTCCCCTCGCCTTCTCATGATCCGACACGCCGATGTCGAAACCGCGCAGGGCTTCCAGGCTCCGCAGCTCCTCCAGGTTCTCCTTGGCCGCCCGTTCGAGAATGGTGGCGTCGATCTCAGCGTCCAGGGCGCGGAACATGCGCTGGCCGTCCCGCTGCTGGTCTAGGTCAGGCGACGCGACCTTGGCCTCTGCCGCCATGAACCGCAGCGCCTGGCTGTCGGTCAGCCGAACACCGCGGATCGACACCGGCGCCGTGTTGTCGTTCGCCGCCTCGATGTTGTCGTTCGCCCCGATGGCTCTCGGCATGGATGGCTTGGCGTAGCGCTTCTGCTGGCGCTTCTTGGCGCGGTCGGCCTTGCTCATGCTGCGTTCTCCTGGGGGGCGGTATCGTTGGCGGCGAGAAGATCGGCTGGCGCCCATTTGGCGAAGTCAGCCTCGATTTGCTGCCAGTTCGTTGGATGCTGGGCCTGCAAGTCGGGCGTCCGGTCGCAGCGCACGTAGAGGCCCCTGATGCGGTCGGGCGTTAGGAAGCCATGATAGGCATCGGTCCATCGGCTAGGACTGATCCCGAGGTGGTTCATGTCCCGCCGGGTGACGCCCCCACGCTGCTCCACCAAGATCAGCAGCTTGATCGCCTTCACCTTCCATGCAGTCAGGGCCACCGGCGAGGGTTTGCCGCCTTCAACATCGGGGACGTAATCCGGCAGGGGGCAGCGCTGGCTCGGGAGCCACGAACGCCATCCCTTGACGCTCCAGCTGTCGCCTCCGTTCTCGTCGGGCAACGACGAGGGATGGACGTAGACGCTAACCTTTCCGCCCCAGTGCTCTTCCCGACGCACCGTCAGAATGGTCAGTCCAAGGGCAGCCGCGATGGGATGCATGTTTGCCTGGACCTTGTCGGCCGGGACCAAGACAGCCCTGTAGTCTGGTCCATGCTCGGACGCCCATCGGTGATCCGGTAGCGCTTGGCAAAGCACCTTGGCGTTCAACGTCAGCTTTGCCTCGATCCCGATCTGGACGCCGACCTGATCAACGAGCAGCAAATCCCAGCCCGCTGTCTCCGGATAGACGGTCCAGACCGGCTTTTGGCGCTGCCCCGGCGCGCAGCCAGCGTTGTGGCGAGCATGGTGATCGTTCTGGCAACGCACATCGGCAACGAATGCCGCGACCAGATCAGCTTCCGTGGCGAAATCAGGCGTCTTAGTCATGCTGCGTCTCCTCGGGCGAACAGGTCGGGCTTGTGGTCATTAGCGGCGGGAGCTGGCGCATGCCCGAACTCAGCCAGCAGGGCGGCGGGGACGCGGCAGGCGGGATGGCCCGGCCTGGGCCCGGCATCATCGGACGGCCAGTGGCCGTTCAGGCGGTACTCCCGCAGCCAGCGGCGCCAGCGGTCGGCCTCGGACGGGGTGGCCCGGCTCTGCGCGGCGGCCACGGCCGTCTTCGGAGCGTTCTTGATCGCCCGGTCGCACCAGTTCCGCCACGTCGCGGCCCAATCAGCGTACCGGGCGTCGTTGCCGATCGACCAGTTCCGGAAACGCTCGGCCTGGTTGGCCACGTCGAGGTTCGCACCGACCGACCGGGCCTTGGCCTGCTGCTCGGCGATGGCCTCGGCAGACGGGAAACCATCGGG